CCCGTAAAAGTTTGAATGACTTTATCAACATGAACCCAAAAGACACCACGTTAGAGCGTTATGGCGGTGATCTTTTGAAGATGATTGATAACAAGTTAGAGTATTCAAATATCGAAGACCTTCTTGATGCTGCAGGTACTACTTTAACTGAATCTGGGCGCCGTAAGATTTTGAAAGCTGCAGAAGATATTCCAGATGCGCGTACATTCTACAGAAAAGGTATGACAGCTTGGAATGAAGTAGCTGGCATTTCTAATCTCAGCGCAATTCGAAAAGAAATAAAAGAACTGGGACGCGCAAACACTGCGGGAATGATGAATCGCATTGTTAAGCCAAATAACCCAGACCTTTTAATTAGAGCAGAAGAAATGCTCAAGGGGAACTGGGAACCTCTGCGCAAAAGAATTGCAGGCGAATGGATACGTGAAAACATCGAAGGTTCTATCAATGTTGTTAACCCAAAAAACTTTAGCGGTACATCTTTTAGAACCAAAGTAAATAATTTGGGCGCGACTGGCGTTAAATTATTTGGCAAGCGCGAATATGGTGAGCTTAAACGATTAGCAGATCAAATGGCGGCAACAAGTTTAGCGAGAGCGGACGAAAGTGTTTTGCAGCGTGTATCTGCCCTAACAAATGCAGATGAGCCTAATATTGGATTGCTAAAAGACGTTGCTAAAGCTCAGAAAAATCAACTTGAGTTTGACACAGACCGTATTCTAAAACAGCTAGATAGTGGTGATTTAGACGAAGTTGCAGCAGCTAACATAATTACAAGCCCTAACACTGCGCCAACAACAATTAGAAAGCTCGTCACATATTTTGATGATCCTAATGATCTGCAGAAGTTGCGTGGGGTTTACATGGAAAACCTAATTGGAGACTTCTCTGAGAAGTTTTTGTCTGAACCCGGCAAGATGGCAGAGTTCGGCGCAAGACTGCAGCGCGAAGCTCAAGCTGGTAGACTAAAAGAATTGTTCGGACCCGAAATGGCAGGCCGCATGCGCCGCTTTGGTGAAGTTCTATCATTCAACGCCAAGACAACAGACGGTGGTCCATTGATTGCCTCTGGCATCGCTGCAGCGCCTCTTGAGAACCTTGGCAAACTTGCACGGTTTGGCTTGATTACTCGTATGCTGTCTACTGACCTATTTTACAAGAATATCGATGACCAGTACCGGGCATTGACTGGTAAAGCATCTCGCCCTGAAAAGGCTAGAACTCTTGGTAAGCTGATCGGCAACGGTATCTCACGGGCTATTGCACAAACTGGCGCCCAAGCTATCGATGAAACTACGGTCAACGCGAAGCAGGCAGCGGAAAGCCTAATCCGAAGCGAGATCGATGAGCAAAAACGTTTGTCTGATGAAAGATCGCAACGTGCGCCAAAGCCTGCTCCAACACCAATTCCAAAAGTTCTGCCATCTCTGGATAGAGGTGTTTCCGCTGCGGCGCCTGTATCACAGCCACAAGATATATTGGGGCAGATACGTCAAAGGGCTGTGGAAAAGAGAAACATTCGCCAAAGGGCTAGAGAAAATCCTGCAATAGCGGCGACATTACTGGGTGGCCTTGGAAGCGCAGGATTACTTTAATCATTCATTGCAATTGAAATGCCGCCATAAAGATTGCGTGATATTTCTTCTTTGAATGTCTTGTTAAATTCTTGCTCGACAATCATAGCCAACTGCTGAGAAATGTTTCGCTTTTCTTTCTTTGCGATCTCAACAATCATTTCATAAGTCTCATCACTAACCCCGACAGACTTGTATTTTGTTTTACGAACCATTACAATTTCTCCCAGAAATGTTACCAAAGACAGCATACTATTCTAAAAAACGTAGGTCAAGAAGCAAGTACGGCAACAAGAAAACTACGGTTGATGGAATCATGTTTGACTCTAAATGGGAGTCACAAAGATACTTGTATTTAAAGTCATTAGAACGGGCTGGTCGGGTTAAAAATCTACAGTTACAGCCCCGGTTTATCATTACAGTTAACAGTCAAAAAATCTGCACTTATGTTGCGGATTTTGAATATGACTTTGAGGAAATGGACGGGTCTTGGGAGCATGTGATCGAAGACGCAAAAGGCGTGGAAACCCCTGAATTTAAACTAAAAAAGAAGTTGATGAAGGCTGTTCACAACATCGAAATATACCTTTCTAAAAAAAGTGGTTGACAAAAAATTTGCGCTACCACATGCTGTAGTCTCTAGAAAATTAAAAGGATAATCGACATGAACAGTGATACTCTGTTCGAGCGTCGAGATGAGTTGAAGGCCACAATGGATGGTCTGAAAGCTGAACTCAAAGACATCGAACAACAAATCTCAGATACGTTTCTTGATCGTGCCAAGCAGTCTTTGATGACTGAGGGCAAGGATTTTGGAACTGCGCATATTCTAGCAGGGAACAGAAAAATCAAAGCGGTCTTACGCAAGAAGGTAACGTGGGATCAAGAAGCCTTGCGTAAAACACTTGATACAATGCCAGTAGATGACGCTCGTCACTACGGTAAACTCACTTTCTCAGTAGAAGAAAGAAAATACAATGAAGCTCCACCTCGTGTGAAAGAGCTTCTCGAAGAATGCCGCACAGTAGAATTGGGTGGCGCAACTTTTTCAGTGGAGAGTTAAATGCCTTTGAAAATCATATCAGCCGACGAAAGGTTGGCAGAAAAACGCGGTCATAAGATCGTTGTTTTGGGCGCAAGTGGGGTTGGAAAAACAACCCTCGCCAAAACTCTTAATCCTAAGACAACATTGTTTATGGATTTGGAAGCGGGTGACTCAGCGTTGGAAGGGCATCCTATCGACGTTGTGCGCCCAAATACTTGGGCAGAATGTCGTGACCTCGCGTGTTATGTCGGCGGTCCTAACCCTGCCCTTGCAGAAGATCAACCATACAGCCAAGCGCATTATGATTACGTTTGCCAAACCTATGGTGATCCAAGCAACGATCAGTCCATGATGAAGTATGACACAATTTTTGTGGACTCTATCACAGTCGCAGGTCGTCTGTGTTTCTCTTACTGTCAGCAGCAACCAGAGTCGCGTTCTGACCGCACTGGAAAGCTAGACACTCGTGCAGCCTACGGCATGCATGCAAGAGAGATGATGGGTTGGCTAACCCATCTGCAGCATATACGTGAAAAGAACGTAATCTTTGTTGGCATTCTTGATGAAGTCACAGACGATTACGGGCGCAAGCAATATACGCTGCAAATCGAAGGATCAAAGACAGGACGGGAACTGCCCGGCATTGTGGATGAAGTCATCACAATGGCAGTCATGTCTGGAGAAAACGGCACATTTCGTGCGTTTGTCTGCGATGCCTTAAACGAGTATGGCTACCCTGCGAAGGATCGCTCTGGGCGCCTTGATGCTCTTGAAGAACCAGACTTGGGTAAGCTCATACACAAGATGCAAACAACTGAGCGCAAGTCAGAACTAACTTTTGTGAACCCACAAACAGAACTCCAAGGAGAAGTAAATCATGATCAATCTTAATACAGCAGCAGTTAACGATGGACCCCAAGAATTTTCATTAATTCCAGCAGGTACAATCGCTCGTGCAGTCATCATCGTCAAAATGGGTGACATTGAAATCCCTGAGTTTGGCTCAGGACAATGGTTCAAGCAATCACAGTCATCAAAAGCCAAGTGGATGGAGCTTGAGTTCACAGTGCTTGGTGGTGAGTTTGACCGCCGTAAGTTTTGGGACCGTATTTTTGTCGATGGCGACAAAATGGGCCAGAGCGGTATACCGCAAGCTAAAGAGATTGGTCTAAGCACATTGCGCCAGATCATCGAAAGCGCAAATGGCATTGATCCAACTGATATGTCAGAAACAGCGCAGCAGCGTCGAAACATCTCAGGTATCATGGACTTGAACGGTATGGAGATATGCGCTAAAATTGGTATTAAGCGGGGTACAAATGGTTATTCTGATAGCAACAAGCTGACAGCAGCCATGACACCCAACCAGACGGGCTATATAGGTGCCGGACAAGCGCAAGTGCAACAAACCCCTGCAGCGGGTCAACCTGCACAGCAACAAGCGTCATCCGGCGGTGTAGCGCCATCTTGGGCAAACAGGTAATCTAGCGCACAGGTGATATCCTACCTGCTAGACCACGGATAGGGGGGCCGTGGGCGAAAACCCCCCTCACTTTCTAGACTAAACGGAGTTTCCCAAAATGATGTTACGCCCCTATCAAGAGGCGGCAATTGATGATGCATGCAAGTCTCTCGACAAACATGGCAATACAATTGTTGTCGCACCTACTGGAGCCGGAAAGACAATCATGCTTTCTGCGCTCGTAGGGAAGCGCCACAAAGACGGTAAAAAAGTTTTAGTGATGCAGCACCGCGATGAACTCGTGGATCAAAACAAAGCAAAGTTTGAGCGCATCAACCCCGAAATCACAACAAGTATCGTAAACGGCTCAGAGAAAAACTGGGACGGCAGTGCAATATTCTCAATGGTGCAAACCATTTCTAGAGAACGCAATCTGCGTGATCGCCCAGTGTTCGACATGATTGTAGTAGATGAAAGCCATCATGTCGCAGCCGACACATACTTAAAGGTAATCAACGCAGTTAAAGAAGATAATCCTAGCGCAGAAGTCGTTGGCTTCACAGCAACACCCAACCGTGGCGATGGCAAAGGATTACGCAAGGTCTTCAACAACTGCGCACATCAAATCGAAATCACATCACTCATTCGCGAAGGATTTCTTGTCACTCCACGATCTTTCACAATGGACCTTGGCGTAGGTAAACGCCTTGATGCAGTCACCATGAAGGGCAAAGAATACGACATGCAGCAAGTCGAGGCCATCATGAACAGTGATGTCATCAACAGGCGCGTTGTCGAAGAGTGGGAAGACCATGCGGGAGACCGCAAGACTGTTGTATTCTGCAGCACAGTCAAACACGCAGAGGATTTGCTTTCAGAATTTGTCCGCCAAGGCGTCAACGCAGGAATGGTTACTGGCGAAACGCCAAAGGAAGAACGTGCTGAGTTGCTTCACAACCTCACGTATGGTGATGTGCAAGTGGTCGTAAATGTCGCAGTGTTGACCGAAGGGTTCGACAGCCCACCTGTATCCTGCGTCATTTTGACGCGCCCATGCTCACAAAAGGGCACAATGGTGCAGATGATTGGGCGTGGTTTGCGCACAGTCGATCCAGAAGAGTTTCCCGGGATCAAAAAGAAAGACTGTATCGTCTTAGACTTTGGCACAAGTATTCTAACCCACGGCTCACTTGAAGACAGCGTTAATCTAGACGACAGAGAGCAGAAAGGCGTGGCTCCCGTAAAAGAATGCCCAGAGTGCGAAGCCGAAATCCCTATGAGCGTTATGACATGTCCTGTCTGTGGCTACGAAATACCACCCGCAGACAAGGAAAAGCATACGATAGAACACTTTGAAATGTCAGAGTATGACCTGATGAAGATGTCACCATTCCGTTGGATTGATCTATTTGGCGA